CCAAAGGTTGTATTTGAGTAACCAATACCTGCATTAGTAATATTCAATCCAGTATTTGCTGCACCAACAGCACCTAATTTTCCTTCAACAAAACCACTAGATGTTCTATTGTTTTGTTTGATTTGTGTTCCAACAACAATATTTGGATTTTTCAAATCAGAGGAGAGACCAACTGTAACTTTCTTATCAAATACCTCAATTGGATTAGAAGGTAAAAGATTTCTTTGATTGAAAGTTTGCAACTCTGGATTGTACATCTTGAATGTACCCTGACCAGTTATGAATTTTGCTTTATATGCTTTATACTTGAGATCTTCTAATTGAGATGCAGTCCAAGTAGATGCATTTTGTGATTTGAATAGAGAACCTGTTGATGGTTGTTTACTAATAACAACCTTTGCAAGTTCTGGCAAATCTTTTGTGAGAATATCATCTTCACCTACACGACATATCCATGCTTGATACTCTTGAGTAGATGCTAAGATCACAAAAGCATATTCTCCTGCAGGAAGATATACTGGGAAATCAAACTTGAAATTAGTCGGCACTGTTCCATTGTCAGATGTATTAACCTGACTTGGTTCCAAAACTTTACTCGCTATTGAACGAGTTGTTGGATATCCATTTTCTACATGAACTAATCTTACTTCTACAGGTATGTTTTTACTCTTTGTAAAGAAGAACATATCCACAGACGTCATGAATATTCCGGGATACTCAGTCACTCTAAATGACTGTGCTAATGGATCATCATCACCACCACCATCATCATCATCTTCTATTACTGGTGGGGGTGGTGGTGGAGGTGGAGGTGCCACTCTGTTTATAGTTGTCTGTGTGATCAACTCTCCTCTGGAGAAAAAGTTTGAACTTGCCTTACTTATTGGCAATTCTCCGGGTTTTGGTGTTACGTCTCCTTTAGCAGCACTGATGGCGACAGTATTACTTCCATTAGTAAAAGTAGGATTGCCAGTAGGAATATGAATAGACCCTAGTAATGCACCAAATTCATCTGAAATTAATCTGACTTCTTTGACTTGTGCTTCTGCATTACTGGTTTCACCGACAAGTCTCATGTCTTTGACAATATTACCAAAAAATCTTTCATCAGATTTCTGATTCAAACTACCGGTGTCAACGTTTATAAGTGTGCTTGTGTCACTATAAGAAGATGGTATACCGCCACCGTCATATGGACTTGATTCATATGTTAATGTAGGAGCATTATATGGACCATCTTTATGATTAGGTGTAGCAACACGAAATCTAATTTCAGGAACTATATTTGTGTTTTGATTATTAAGAAGTTTACCTGTTACTGTTTCTCCGATTTGGAATGCACCTTTGATTGGTGTGACTTCAATTAGTTTTGGAACTGTCAAACTTCTGTTATCTGACATATCTGTTCTAGAGAACGAACTAAAGAACTTAGTACCGGGTTTTAGTCTGTATCCTGTAAACGAAATATTTTGTGATCTAAGATTTGGTATCGAAGTAGTTTCTGTAATCACCTCAGTGACTCCGAAACCACCATCAAAACTCTTGAACTCTCTTTCTACCCATACATCCTCGGTTGGATTTATAAACATCTGTCCAAGCCATGTGACAACATCATATGGATTGACATTTAATACTCTACTTGCAAATGGTTGATCAAAATCTACAACTTCTTCATAATCTAGAAGTACCTTAGAACCTATTTTAGTAACATTTTGAGAACCTAAGTCAGTTGCATATCTAATATCTACTGCATTATTAGGAACACCCGACAAACCAATCAATGATTCAGATCCAATGAGAAGATCAATAACATCGTAATTTGCCCTTGCCACAGCAGCACCATCTTCTATATCATATTTCAAATCTGGTATAGTTGTATCTGCTAAAGCAAAAGTACTGAAATTATCTACCGCAAAACCAGTTTTGAAACTATCTAATCCTGTATCTGGATCTTTGACAACTAATGCTTCAGTTTTTGCCTCTAGTAATGACAATGAAGTTGCAAATTCTACATTTTCAATTCGTTTTTCAATAGCACCAATATCTTTCATGGTGTATCTCTTATTACCTCTAGTTTCAATTGTGATGTCTCTATTCACATCAAATACATATGGAGCATATGTAATTTCTGCTAATTCAAATGAACTGTCAATTGCTTCAGGAGTTTGAGGTGATCTAGCAGAGTTTCCTTCGACAAGTGTGAAAGTGGAATCACTATTCAAAAACAGTCTGTCTATTCTACCAAGATAATACTTATAATCAAATGTGATATTCTCATCAGAAACAAGAACATTTGATATTGATTGCCCAGATCCTGAAAATACTCTTGAAGCCCACTCAAAGGGTGACAATATACCAGAATAATCTGCTACTCTTGGTCTAATATCAACAACATCAGTATTTCTTCTTCCTCTAAAACTGGGGACAATATCATACACATCTGAATTATAACTACTTGCTGTTACGAGTTCTCCACTATCTTCAGAATTTATAACAAATTTATCAAAAAATACTTTAATTGTACTTGATGGTTCAGGAGCATTCTGTCTTCTTATCAATCTACCAAAGTCATAAAATTCTGCTCTTTGACCATTATCTAATATGAAATTTGCACTTATTTCCTTATCACCTAACGTTACAGAACTAATTTTACCACCAACTCCACTCTCAGTGAAGTAAATCTCCTCTCCCTCTATAAAGTTTCCTTCATTACTATTCCTAATAAATGCAGATAATGTACCAGTGATGCCTAGAATCAATGCAGATGCACCTGAAATTTTTCCTATTACAGATTCGCCCTTGATAAGATCTGAATTATTAGCATTAGGTCCATCCAAACTTGTAAATGTAAGAGATGGTATTGTTGGATCAGCATTAGTTGAGGATTCATATACAGCACGAACTCTTACTACGTCAGCAGTGTCTAAAGATATTTCTCTGTCTTGAACTCTCTTTCCGTATGCCTGAGTAAAAGTTAATCCATCACTTATAGAAGTTGATACACCCGAATAAGAGTACTTTGATCCAGTTATAACAATAGATTCACAACGTTGTAGATCTTTGTCTTTTGCTACAACTTTTACTTTCTGTTTTGTTACATGAACAACTACATTGTTTTTGCTTGCAGATAATCCACTCAATGTTGCACCCTTTCCACCACCAGTTATTACAAATTGATCTGTTGTAAGAGGTTCGATAGTTCCATCTTCATACAATAATGTATATCTCTCTTCATCAAATGGTGCATACACAAAATCTGTGCCACTTAGAGTGGGTAAATCTAATGTTCCTAATGAATTTATTGTTCTTCCCCTAAGTTCATCTCTTACAAATACATCCGAACGTGTAAGATCAACGGACTCTATATTTCTATCAGGCATCTCTGCAAATAAGAATCCACTCTGCGAACTTCTTATGATTGGAGATACAACACTCAAACCTGATATATTAGTTGCACTTGAAGGAATAGAACCTGTGCATACATTAGACACATTTGCAACTGCTTCCACTTCAATACTTGTACCCAATGGAGATACAGTTTTGACTCTATTAAGTACAGTTCCTGTAACTCCAGATCGATTATATTGAATTATATCACCTGTTTGTATTCCAACTGTCCATGAGTTTGAAGATGATGATACAGTTGATTTGCCTCCTGCAGCAGCAGTAAAATTAAATGACTGCCCACCAAATACGATTCTAGGTTCTAAAATTGTATCACCACTGAATGTTTGAACACCAACTTCTTGTCTAATAGAATGAATATCATTTATACCAAACTCTGTGACCTTTGTGATAATTCTTCCATTATCAATTCCATCTACAGTAATCGCCTCATCTTGAATAAATTGACCTGCAGTTTGATGTAGGGATAATATATTTCCTGTCTGAGATCTCAAAAATCCTCTAGCACCAGATCTTTTACCTTCGATTAATGCAGGTGCTGATAGTGATAATGTATTATTTAAGGTGATCTCTGTGTCTGTTTGAATATCAAATAAGAATAAATCAAAACTAGATGCAGCATTTGAGTACCCACCTGCAGAAAGTTTGAAATCATATACTCTTGCTCTACCAATTGATTGACCTGCAGGTTCATCTCTATCAGTAGATAATCTGTCACTTCTTAGATCAACATATCCTGTCGTTGCTATACCTACACTCGCACCACCATATACATTGTTGAGTCTTATAAGATTTCCTGCTTGAAAAGGAACTGTAGAAGATTCTACTAATTCTGTTTCTCTTGGTTTCTTAGAATCAACAAATACTGATCCATAAGTTTCTGTTTCATAACCCTTAACATATGCTTTACCGGGTCCAACTTTAATACTTACGATTTCTTTAGATGGTATATTATTATCATCAGTGGTTTCTTCTGGGAAAAATACCCCAAATTGAGAGTGTCTATCATTTAGACTTTCTTTAGGTTCAAAGGAAAATGGTGTAACAAAATAATCTCCACTCTCATCGAATGTCCTTCTAGCAAGTTCTTTTGCTATTTCATTATATACAGTTCTTACTTCAATTTTCTTAATGTCACCTTTATTAGTTCTGAAGAGTTCAATAAAGTTTTCATCTTGAAAGTTATCTAACTCTTTCTTAGTTAATCTTAGACTAATCTTGAGTCTGTCAGCACCGGGGGCTGTATAATTACTAAATCCTGCAGCATTATCATATAATGAATCATCTTCCACCGCAGTTATAATTTCTTCAATAACTTGAAATCCAACTCTATAAGATGGATTATTACTATACTGATCTAATACTATAGTTTCTGTATTTACCTGTACAAAAGCACCGCGAGCAAAAAATACACCCTCAACAACAGTGAATGCAGATCCTGTTGCTGTAGCATTTTTTAGTATACAAGTTGCAAAATCCGATCCTGTAGTAATAGTAGTGCTACCAAAAGTAAAATCAGATAAAGTAATAAGATTTTCTCCGTCTTGGAATGTTTGCGTTGTCTTGTCATTAGCGTTTGATGCTCTGTACTTTACATATAATGTTGTGGTATTTTGAGTGGACTTTGATGCTTTTAGAACACTTTTGACTACAGCAGTTACACCTGACGATTTACCTTTTATTTCTAGTCCAACTAATTTATCAAAATATGACTCTACTGGAACACCAAAAAATGTAGACTCTAATTTTACAGCATAATATAAATTATCATAAGCAACAGATCCGGGTATAACAACTGATCCTTCTTTGAACATATGTTGTCCAAATTTTTCAATCTGATCTTGTAAGATAGATTGTAAAGTTGTTAGTTCCCTTGCTTGAACAGGAGTTCCGGGTTTGAATAAGACTTTATTAAAATTCTTATTCTTATCGAAATCATCAAAATATGGATTGACGTTTAGGTTGGTGTTCTGTGGCATCTTTAGAATTCTAAGACGATTTTAATATCTTCTCTTTGATTTGGTGCTCTTGTCACCTCTGGTCGATTATCAATGTAAATAATATCTCCAGAGTATTTTTCTATTTCAGGGGAAGCAATACCGCTATTGATGGATTGTCCGAAATAATATGTCTTTGCATTCACTGACGTAGATACACCTGTGAATGTGGTTTCAATACCTACAGTTTGTGTTCCTGTGGTTGTTGTTATAACAACGTTGATAGAACCTCCTGTTGAAGGAGTGCTCGTGAACCTATTTAGACGGTAACCATAGGTGGGATTTGCACCTGTAGAACTATTCGTAGCGAGAGATCTATCTTGCCAATATCTCAGAAATTTGGTTACTGGATCATAGGATATAATTTTTCCAACTGCAGTTGATCCTATACCTATTGTTTGTGTAATTTGTCCATCAACAGATACACTCATAGTGCTTGATGCTGCTCCTGCAAGACGTAAACCATACACACCACTTGCACTGGATGCTGTGAGTAAATTAGTTGTTCCGTTTATGTTTGGATTTTTTATGATTCCAATACGAGCAAACTGATTACCTACCGGAAAATCAGGATTTGTTGTATCACTGTTTTCTATTCTAGAGTAGACAAGAACTTTGTTTGCTCCAAGTTCTGTATATATGTTTGCACCATGTCCTTTTGGTGGTGGTATTATAACTGAAAAAACTGCACCTGATCCTGTAACAACTGAATCTAGATCTAATGTTGCAAAGGTGTATCCTGAACCACCATTAGTGACCTGAACAGAGGTGGGTTTACCGTTGACAAATGTTACCGATGCTAGTCCGTCTTGACCATCACCCCTGATAGGCACATTATTTTTGACACCACTAAATTGATAAGCAGCAGAGGTCGTATCCTCAATAACCACTGTTTCTATTTTACCGTCTACAGCAGCATTTCTCACATCAAGAGTATCAGAACTATTCAACCAATCTTGTGGAACTGGAATATATTCCACACTATCA